CGTGTGCTCTTCCGATCTGTTTGGTCAGCGATTCAGACAGCTATCTCTACGGTGCTGACAGCAATCCAGACTGCAGTGACGACGGTATGGAATGCCATTGTATCGTTCCTGTCTCCGCTGCTGACTGGTATTCAGACCCGGATGAGCACGGCATGGAATGGTATCAAGACGGTCATTTCGACTGTCCTTTCTACGATCCAGTCCACGGTTTCGTCCATCTGGACTGCCATCAGCAGCAAGATCAGCAGCGTGGTGAGCGGTATCAAGACCGTGATTTCTTCCGGCTGGAATGCTATGAAATCCACGGTATCGTCCCTCAGTAACAGCATCAAGAGTGCAGCGGCCACAGCTTTTAACTCGATGAAATCCGGGATTTCCTCTACGATTTCCGGTATTAAGACCACCATCATGAACGGTTTTAACAGTGCGGTTTCCTTTATCAAGGGTCTGGCTGGTCAGGCATTCTCGTGGGGTTCAGACATGATCGGCAACATTGTGTCCGGTATCCAGTCGAGGATCCAGGATGTGGCAAGTGCCGTATCGGGAGTGGCGGACCGTATCCGTTCCTTCCTGCACTTCTCCGTGCCGGACGAAGGCCCGTTGGCTGATATGGAAAGCTGGATGCCGGACTTTATGCAGGGTCTGGCAAACGGCATCACGACCAACACCAGCCTTGTAACTGCGGCGGCAGAAAACCTGTCCACCACGCTGTCTACCTCCATCACCAACTCCATGAGAGGTGTGGAGCAGGCATACAGTAAGAGCTGGGCGGCCATCAGCCAGACGGTAAGAAACGGAACGGCAGGTGTAAGTGCCGCGATGAAATCTGCATGGAGTTCCATTACGACCAGTACCGCCAGCACATGGAATACCATCAAGTCCAGTATCCAGAACAGCTTCTCGGCGGTGAAATCCAATGTGACCTCTGCAACAGTGGCAGTCAAATCTTCCATGACCAGTGCATGGAATGCCGTGAAGTCGCTGACAACGACCAGCTGGAACGGCATCAAGAGCGTTATCACCACAGCATGGAACGGAATCAAGTCTCTGACTACTTCGGCGACTGCTTCTGTAAAATCGTCCATGACAAGCGCATGGAACGCAGTGAAAACTCTGACGAACACAAGCTGGAATGGTATCAAAACAGTCATCACGACAGCGTGGAACAGTATCAAGTCTCTTACAACTTCCTCTGTATCCGCAGTTCGCAGTACGGTCACAAGCGGCTGGAACACACTGAAATCTACCACGACCTCTGCTTTCAATAGCATCAAGTCCACGGTGTCTTCGGCAATGTCCAGCCTGCGCAGCACGGTTTCCTCCGGTGTTGCAAATATCAGGAGCAGCTTTAACTCGCTCGGTTCGATTGCTTCTTCGGCATACCGCTGGGGTGCAGATATCTGTTCCCAGATGGCGGCAGGTGTCCGGGCAGCAGCCGGTTCCGTGATCGCAGCGGCAGAAAATGTCGCAAGCAGGGTCAGAAGTCTGCTGCATTTCTCTGTACCAGATGAAGGACCTCTGTCCGATGCAGATACCTATATGCCGGACTTCATGAAGCTGCTGGCGACCGGCATTAAGAAAAATGTCAAGTCGGTGGTGAAAGCCGTGCAGGGACTTGCCGGGTCTATGAGCAACAACCTCACGACCCCGGTAGATTCTCTGGGCGACTGGATGGATTCCGTGGTCGGCAGTTTTGCTACCACGATCAAGAAAAGTCAGAGCGGTATCGGTAGTGCTGCAAGGGATGTGGGCAGCGGTATCCAGTCCCAGCTGATGTCCGGACTTTCCGGTCTGAAAACACAGTTCCAGCAGATCTGGACTGACCTGCAGGGTATCACCAAAACCGCAGTCGGCGGCATGAGCGATGAAGTGAAGCAGGGCTTTGCGGATATGAAGGATTCCATTGGGGAGCTGAGTTCTCAGACCAGTTCCCTTGGAAATGCGATCCGCAGTCTTGGCGATACCTTCAACTCGGATTTCCTAAAGAGCCTGGGCAACGGCATCAGCAAGGTCGGTGACACGGTCAATACGGTCACGGGGTTTGTGGACAAGCTCGGCTCCATGAAGAACACCATCGGAAATCTCGGAAATACGATGCAGAACCTTGGCAATGTCCTCGGTACAGAGAACGGCGGTGGTCTGTTGTCCAACATCGGAGATTTCTTGTCGAAGATCGGCAGTGCAGATGGAGGTCAGATCGTGTCGAAGTTTGGCAATCTGATCTCTGGGCTGACCTCTAAAATGGGCGGTCTGGGAGAGGGAATCTCCGGCATCATCTCGAAGCTGGGAAGCCTTGGCTCCAGCGGTGGGGGAATCCTATCGAATCTGGGCGGGCTGCTTTCCGGTGTAGTGTCGAAGATCGGCGGCTTAGGCGGCAGTCTTTCTGGGCTTCTGTCTGGTGTGGGTTCCACATTGGGCGGAATTGCTGGTTCTGCCGGTTCCGCAATCGCAGGACTGTTCGGCTCGGTTGGCACGACCGTATCCGGTCTGGCTGCTGGTGCGGGATCGGCTCTGGCTGGTATCGCTTCCTCGGCCGGAGGAGTGCTTGCTTCGGCAGGTACAGCACTGGCCGGTCTTGCCGGTCCTGCAGGTATCGCAGTGGCAGCAGTTGGTGGCATCGGTCTTGGACTGACGAGCCTCTGGAAAAACTGCGATGGCTTCCGGGAAGGTGTCACAAATATCTGGAACAAAGTTACGTCGGTATTCTCGAATGGAGTAAACGCCATCAAGAACGGTATTTCTAATGCGGCTTCTGCTATTGGCAATGTGGCATCGTCCATCTGGGGCGGTATCAAGAACGTGGCTTCTTCGGCAGTCAGCTGGGGCAAGGACATCGTTGGCGGTATCGCGGGCGGCATCAAGAAAGGCGTGAGCTGGGTCGGCAATGCGGTCAAGAGTGTGGCAAATGGCATCCGCTCGTTCCTGCACTTCTCTGTGCCGGATGAAGGGCCGCTGGCAGATGCCGACACCTATATGCCCGACTTCATGAAGCTGCTTTCCGGCGGCATCAAGAAAGGCGAAGGCGGACTGATCAGCCAGATCAGGTCGATGGCAGCAAAGGTACAGCGGGGTATGGAGGGCATCAGCTCCTTCAGTCTGCCGGAACTGACCTTGCCACATTTCGATGGCTCCGGCTGGAACTTCCCGCAGGCGGCTCTGGCCGGAGGTGGCACCACCCGGACGACCAACCTTGGCGGTGTGTATATCACAGTCAACGGTTATAATGCCCGGAACGACGATGAACTCGCACAGACCGTTGCCGATAAGATCAACGGCATGATCCATGAGGATGATTCGGTCTTCAAGTAAAGGAGGAGATGCGTATGGGCTATAACACCCCAAAGCAAACAGTATCACAGTTTCAGTTAAAAGACAGATATGCCAGACAGTATCTGTCGTTTGCCGGGAAGTCCAGCAAAGACTTCCTATTATATTTGTCTGGTCCCGGTGTGTATGATTCCCCGGCTGCGGATGTGGAGAGCACCTCCGTACCCGGCAGGAACGGAGACATCCTCACCGAGAATGCAAAGGCAGGCCGCCGCAGGTATCAGAACGTGGATATCAAGTATAAGGCATTTTTCTTCAACGGACTGCCAGCTAAGACAGCAGCAGTCAAGGCATGGCTTCTGTCGCCGGTGGGGTATCAGAAATTGCAGGATACCTACGACCCGGATTTCTTTCGGATGGCGGTCTGCAAGGATGCCCTTGCTTTTGATGTGACTGCTCAGAAAGCCGCTGAGATGGAGCTGGCATTTAACTGTAAGCCCCAGAGGTGGAGCGTGGACGGGCAGCGGACGATCCGGCTGGATGGCAGGTCGACCTTAAAGAACCCCTTCGCTTTTCCTGCACAGCCCATCTTCAAGGTTTACGGAGACAGCGGCGGCGAGCTGTATGTGGGGGAAGAGAAGATCACCATCCACAGCATCAAAGACTATGTGCTGCTCAACTGTGAGACGCACAACGCTTACAACGCTTCCGGCTTCTGCAATGAGACCATCCTTTCGGATGACTTCCCGGAACTGCCGGAAGGAAAGACACAGATCATATGGACAGGCGGTATCACGGCGGTGGAAGTCATTCCCCGTTGGTGGACGCTCTGAGGGGAGGTGCAGCCAGTGATCCCATGTTTATATGATTCCAGAGAAATGAAATTTGATAATAACGGCATTGGAAAGCTGGCAGATGCACAGTCTTGTACCGTGACTGAAAAACGAAACGGCAGCTATGAGCTGAAGCTCATCTGTCCGGCAGATGGCATCCACGCTGAGATGCTAGAGGAGGGAAACGTCATCCTTGCCAAACCATCTGATACGATGCAGCCGCAGCCGTTCCGAATCTACAAGATCACGACTCCGATCGATGGAAAGCTGGAAGTTCAGGCACGGCATATTTCCTATCAGCTCAACTTTATCACGGTATCGCCTTTTTCAGTGACCGGCTGCGTCGGGGCAATGCAGGGGCTGAAAAGCCATGCGGCTTCCGACTGTCCGTTCTCAGTTTGGACAGATGTGGCATCCAGTGCGATGTTTACTGTGTCCGTTCCGGCATCTTTCCGTAACTGTCTTGGCGGTATGGATGGTTCGGTATTGGATACTTTTGGAGGAGAGTTCGAGTGGGACCGCTACACAGTCAAGTTTCACAGAGCCAGAGGTGCGGATCACAACGTTCATATCGTCTACGGCAAAAATCTGACGGATTTCAAGATGGAGAAATCCATCGAGAATACCATTACAGGAGTGCATCCGTACTGGGTAGACAACGAAACGCAGGCGGTTATGGAACTGCCAGAAAAAGTGGTCATGGTCAGCCGAAAATCTGTGCCGTATCAGAAGATTACGGTGCTGGACTGCACCAGTGCCTTTCAGGAAAAGCCATCGGAAGCGGCTTTGCGAGAGTATGCACAGGACTATATTGATACGACCAGCCTGACAGAGCCGGAGGTCGACATTAAAATCGACTTCATTCAGCTTTGGAATACACCCGGATATGAGGATGTTGTACAGGCAGAACAGGTCTCGCTCTGTGATACGGTTCATGTGTATATCTCGAAGCTGGGCATTGAAGCCAGTTCCAAGGTTACAGAAACCGAATATGACTCGCTTTTGGAACGGTATAACAGCATCACGCTGTCGAATTCTACGGTCAGCAGCCGAAATTCCTCCCTGACAAGCTCCCTTAACAGTATCCGAAATACAGCAACCGCCGCATACGATACCGCAGTCCGTGTGGAAACAGCAGTGGGAGAGCAGATGGGCGGCATTTCGGCCTCCATTATCTATGATGGTGCGTTGTTTGCTGCACTGTTCGGCCTTCATTATAAAAATGAGACGGACAGTAAGGGGAATACGACCCGGTACGCATTCAACGCAGCAACTCTGAAACAGTCAACGGTTGCGTGGAAGAATAGTCCGGCCGGATTTTTTGTTTCCACAGATGGCGGGAAGACATGGGGATATGGCTGGGAGTCAGATGATTCCGCAGTCAAAACAGCGATCCTGCTGGAGCAGACACTCAAGGAACTGGACGACCGTTACAAGAAAGCAGCCGAGCTTTCCGAGGAGTTGCTGGAGGAACTGGATGAGCGGTACAAAACAGCGACCGCTATTTCTGTAGAACTTCAGAAAACGCTCGATCAGCGGTATGAAACGGCAAAGAAGCTGTCCAAAGAACTGTATGAGGAACTGGATAGGCGGTACAGCACCCTCACGGAAATCTCAGATGATTTGCAGAAGGAACTGGACGCGAAGTATCAGCCGTATATCCCTGTGTCCGAAAGTGCGCCGGAAGATCCGGCAGAGGATTCCTTCTGGGTCGATAAGAAGAACCTTCGGTTAAAACTGTGGGACGGAGAACAGTGGCAGACGATTGGATATGAACCGGAAGAACCTGATCCAGAGCCAACGGAACCGATCACACCGACCGAGCCTGAAACCCCGGATACCGAAAAGCCGGGTAGTGAAGATAAGGATACGGAAAACAAAGAGGAAACAGATAATAAGGAGACGGATCAGGAAGGAGGGAGTTCGTAATGGTCACAGGCATTTATCAGGAAGTGGAATTGTCGCTGACGGAGAATCTGATCCCGGTGACGGTTCCGGTCAAGCAGTATGACAACAAGGCGAGAAAAGTTCGCTGTGTTTTGTATAACAACTCTGTGGAATATACCGTGCCGCAGAATTGTATTGTAGCCTGTTCCGGTACCCGTCCGGACGGTACGATCTTCCACTACACGAGTGAAACTGCGCCAGACCTTGTATTCGTTGAGAAGGGGGCAGTCCTCTTTACGATCACGACCTTCATGACGGCGCAGGCCGGACGTTTTCCGCTGGATGTTGTTATGCTCAGCACAGAAGGTGATGTCCTTGGCTCATTCTCTCTTACGTTAAAGGTGGAGAGGGCGGCCATCAATAACGGCAAGATCGCCACTTACACATTTGCAGCATTCCTGAAAGCTGTTCGGGATGGCATCCGAAATCTGTTTATAGACAAGGCAGGCTGTTTTGGCTTTGAGTCGGATGACGGTCTGGGACTGAGTGATAGATCGGAGTCCAGTTCCGTAGAAAAGCTGTGCCGTGAGATCGTGGAAGGATCGATTACGGAGGATGGCTATTTTGCATTTGAAACAAAATGCGACCTTGGGCTGATATTCACAACCGATGAAGAAGGACATCTGGTCGTGGAATATGGCGAGGATGATGTGTCAGTGTAAGGCTGACAGAAAGGGGTAATATGGCAAAATACACAGGCCGCCGGATCGTTCCCAAACATGCAGGCGAATGGGACATCCGGAAAGAATATGAAGAGCTGCAGATCGTACTGGATACAGACAGCGGCAACAGTTTTATTTCCAATCTTCCGGTGCCGAAAGGAACGGCTCTGAGTGACGAGAAGTATTGGAGCCTGTTCAGCCTGCATAGTGAGCAGATCGCAGAGGCAGAGGAGCATCTGACCCAGACGGCCGAAGATATCCGCTCAGAGCTTTCGGAAACAGAAAACCGGATCAACAAAAATGTATCCGACACGGAAGGCCGTATCAATGAAAGTCTCTCCAGCACAGAAAACAAGGTGAACACCAGCCTGTCCGAGACAGAAAACCGTGTGACTGCGCGTGTGGAGAACGCAAAATCGGATCTGACTGCAAAAGTCGCTGCGGCAGAGCAGCAGATGAACCAGAACGCCCAGAATGTCGCACAGACAAACAAGGCTCTGAATGCCCGGATGGACCAGATTGCAAAAGGGAGAACCTCTGACACAGAAGTCCTTGATGCAAGAGTGGATTCGGAGGGGAATACCTTTGACAACCTTGGAGCAGCGATCCGTTCCATCTATCCGAAAGCAAAAGAAGGGCTGGATGCACTGCAGGAATCCAAGGTGGATGCAAACTATGATGCGACCGGCGAACTGACAGAAGGCATTACAGTCAACACGATCAACGGAGAAACGCAGAAGTTTGAGCATGTCCAGACGACAGCACTGATCCCGGTAGATACCGCCTGCCAGAAAGTTTACTATACCGGACAGGTGTTCAACTGGATCGGAGTTGCAGGCTATGATGCCAATGGCACGTTTGTGGCATCTATTCTGGATTCCAGGGATACGGAACAGCCGCAGGAGTACAAAGAAAAGGAATTGGAGATCCCGGAAGGGGTATTCCAGATCCAGGCAAGCTCCTATGCGAAGGACCTGAGCCTGAAAGTCTGCGGAGAGTCTGCAAAGCTGTGGAATCAGGTTCAGAGGGAGCGACAGAATCAGAAAAAGATGGCAATCGAAATCGAAGCACTGCGAAGTGCGGATGATGCGCTGGCAAAGGAAACGATGACCAGTTTGAACCTGCGAGACTTTGGCGGCAAGGCAAGGAGCAAAATCCTGAGTGACATCCGGCGTGGAAAAAGAAAGATGGGTGCAGACCGGGTGGAACAGGCTCCGGATTTCCTGGAATTTGAAAAGGGCGTTTACTTCGCATTCATCAAGGAAGGAATCGTTGACGGTGATGTGATCACCTACACGACGAATTTTGGAGTCAAGCTGACCAGCACCGGAAACAGCCGGACGCTGATGGCTTTCATCGGATTCCGCAGATGCAATCCGAATAAAACGGTCGAGGTGCTGATGGACGGCTGGCAGGTCAACGGACTCTGCATTCGGTACCATAGAGAAAAGAGAAAGGAAAAAACGGCACACACGCTGATGATCCGGAAACGGAAAGCACAAGAGCGAGCATTGCTGGAGCAGGAAGCGTGATTTTGGGAACCCCACTGGATGAGACATTTCGTCTTGTCTGGTGGGGATTTTTTTGTTTTTGGAGGATTTTTCTTCCGAACCCATTGCTATGTGCAAAATTCTGCTATATGTTGAGAGTATAGAAATACACATAGCAGGAGAGAACGACATGAAGAGATTAGCATGGCTTTCAGTAGAAGATTATGCAGCGACCCAGATGGAGCTGGTGGTCGTGAGT